ACAGAGTAGATCGTCGGCAGCGTCAGATGTGTATAAGAGACAGGTGCAATACACTGGTCACGCAATTGACCAATGGTTCCGAGTTCTTCACCACGAAAACCACCGCGAGATGCGACAGTGTCAATCACAGCGACTGTGCTTCGTGTAACACGATTCGCCAAGTCCATCATTTCTACATTACCACTCATAATTTTACTCTCCGTAAGTACTTGTTTTTTCTAGTGCACACCAGTATTCGATACCGGATTCTTTGTTCACAAAATGTGAAATTAGTTTAGACGAGATTTCAACGTCATAGTCACCGTCAATCATTTTCAGATTTGAGATGTTGAATACAAAGTTGAAACGGTCAGCATCATATGTACCATCAACGTCGATTGAAAATACATTAGATGTTTTGTCGTTAATATCTATAACCGATAAACACATCACTTTATCAGATACTGACAGTGACATTTCGGTATGTCCGAGAACAGACGCCGCACGTTTGATGCGTGACAGTGTCTCACGGTCCAAGGTGAACTTCACTTCACACTCCGGCATTATAATATCTTTAGTTGGTTTTGTCAAGATATCAGGGTCGGAATAGAAATATTTAATTCGTGAACGACCACTACTATCACTAATCGTGACAAACGAATCATCGAATGTCAAACGAGGTGATGTCATGAGTCCAACAACACTCAGAAATTCACCAAGGTCGTACACACCAAACGTTTTGGGAAAGTCTACGTCGACCACAGACTTACTCAGAAGGTTCTTAGCTTCTGATACCGTCTTGATAACGTTACCCTCTTCTATCACTACGTTGGGGTTGATAGTCGCATAGTTCTTGAGAACCTGCATAGTTTTATCAGTTAGTTCCATAATATTGTCCTATAGTTTGCGCAGTTAGTCGTATAATTGTATAACACATTAGTCACTTTGTCAAGCAACTTTAGAGAAGTTTTTAGATTTGATAAACTCAATCTTATCATCAAACTTACCGTCAAGTAGTTCACCCTTGTGAGATATAATGAAAACATTACTATCGTCAGTCAGTGTATCCAGAATTTTTGTCAGGTTATCCACACCATCCGCATCGAGAGACGAATCGAATGTCTCATCAAGAATCAGCAGATTTGTTGCTACTGAGTTCTTCATCTTAGCGACCTGTCTCCAAGTGAATAGGAGCGCCAAGTCGATGCGTTGTTTCTCGCCTTCAGAGAACGAATCATATGAAAACGCATCACGGTGGCGTGAGCGAATCGTCTCTTTGAATGTGTCGTCGAGGTGGAAGGACACAAAGAAGTCGAGCACTTGGAGATATTTGTTGACAAGGTTATTAATCACAGGCAGATACTGCTTGATAATCTTTGTCTTAATACCCGTATCTTTTAACAGTTCGGTGATGACAGCCGTATATGCACCATCATCAACCAACGTCATTCTCTCGTCCTTGAGAGCATTCATCTTGGTAGTGTAGTCTTCGAGTTGTGTAGTTGCTTCTTCAATACTACCCGTCTCTTGTTCTACCGCCTGAAGTTCTTCCTGTAACTTGCTGATACGATTCTGCGCTTGGCGAATCTGTACCGTTATCTCGTATTCTTTGTTCAGTTTCTCTTGAATAGATTCAATCTGTTTGTTGATGTCTTCTATCTGTCGATTGTAGGATTTGATTTTTCCTGCAGCAACGTGTCGACCTTCTTCGATTTCGTCCCACTTTCTTGCGGCGGATTGGACTTTCTTCTGTTTAAGTTCTTCTCCAATACCTTGATCACAGGTGGGACACGTGGAGTTATTCTCATAAAACTTAATCTCTTTGTTCAGTTCTTTCTGTTTCACACCAAACTGGTGGTCGTATTTCTCAAACTCTCGTACTTTGTTTGACAGTTCAGTCAGTTGTTCTTTGAGTGGGTCAGCACTCATCTCGTTTATGGTACCCTTGGTCAACATCAACGTATTGATACCTTCTTCGAGTTCAGTGATTTCTTTGTGTCGTTCAATCTTCTGTGACTTATTCAGGTCCTGTAACTTCTTCACATACTTCTGTTGCGTACTAATCTTTTCGTTGATTAAGTCCAGTTCCACACGGTTAGCACGGTCTTTCTCTTTCAGGATAGAGACACGTTCTTTAAGAATACTGTTCATCTTGGAGAAGACATTGATGTCGAGTAGGTCTTCAATCACTTCACGTCGATGTTGAGCAGGCAATTGCATAAACGGAATGAACGACGAACTACCGAGTACCACAATCTGGTGAAACGATTTATGATTTAATTTCAGAATGTTCTGTTCAAGTACCTTCTGATATTCTTTGTTGTGACTGTCCTGATTGACTAGTACATCGTCTTTCCATATCTCAAACTTGTTTGGTTTGACACCACGGACGAGTTTGTAGTTGGCAGGACCAATACTAAACTCAACCTCCACAACCATACCTTTGCCGTTGATTGAGTTTACCAATTGGTTCTTGTTGATGTTTCGGTGTGCTTTACCAAAAAGGGCAAATGACAACGCATCCAGCATTGTCGATTTGCCAGCACCGTTTTGACCTACGACTAGTGTGGACCTAGAACGGTTGAGAGAAATTTCTGTAAATGTATCACCCGTAGACAGGAAGTTACGGTATGCGAGTCTTTTAAATATAATCATACTAATTCGAGAGTTTGCGCCTCAATCATCAATTCATGTACCATCGACTTAATTCTATCTTTGTCAAGCGATGTGTCTACTGCATCTATGTAAGTATACAACAAATCTTCGGTAGATTCAACCGAAACTTTCTCATCGTCTACAGAATTACCAACAAACTCTTCAAAGTTCTCGGCAATCTTCAGTTCGTGTATCTTACGAGAGTTGATTCGGTCTATGAATGCCTCAAACGATTTTGGGTTTGACTTGTTTACCACAATCACCTTGACAAATTTGTTATCCAAATGTCTAATATCAGTGACCATCGGAGACCTAACTGCCCACGGAGTTTTACCTGTGTCGTCATAATAAATCTTTTCAAAAAGAGTAACGGTATTCTGTACAGGTGTCAATTCTCGTGTTTCAGTATCATACACATGAAAGTATTTGGGGTCATGTGCATCACTCCAGAAAAATTCCATTTGAGAACCAAGGTAATGAATGTTACCAATGTTCGAACGTGTATGGAAGTGTCCTGTTAGTACCGTCTCGAATCTGTCAAACACATCTGCTTTCATACCATGTGTACACGGAATACCCGCCTGCATTTCAAACCCTTCGAGTTCTAGGTGCGCACCAATGATGTCTGCCTTGCACGACTTCAGAAACTTGTATGACTCTTCTTCGTTCTCATCGTTAATCCACGGTACCAAACCAATCTTAAGATTGTCGTACTGCACCACAGTAGGTTTCTCAATAATACGAACCTCTTCCATATAGTGACCAAGGAGTTCTTTCAAGGCGTTCAGGTTATTAGTGTTCTTGTAGTATACGTCATGGTTGCCAGGAATGATATCCATGTGTATCTTGTACTCGCGGAGTTTCTCCAGAAAAATTTGTCGGTTGTGTTCCAGTGCCTTGAAGTTGATGAACTTTCGATTATCGTAGTAGTCACCAAGGTGCAGAATCTTTTTGATTCCATTCTCTAACAGATATGGAAAGAAAACATCACGGTAAAACTTTTCTTGATACTCCATCATCACTTCGGATGAGTTTCGAATACCACAGTGCGTATCATTCAGTATGGCGAATTTCATAATAAACCTATAGTTTCATTTTGTATAGTAGTATACACAATTATTGGTAATTTGTCAACCAAAAAATTCTTCAAGGGTTGCGGTAGTCTTGTGACTATTGACATTCTTCGAATTGTATTTCACATCTTCATAGGTGAACGCAGGTTGTTCAATTCGAAATTTCTCTTTCTTAACGGTTACGTCCCACCATTCGAGGTCGGGGTCTTTGGGGTAGTCGTGACTCCAATTCAATTCTGATTTCTTCAGTAACTTCTTTGCTTTCTTGTTCAGTGGGTATATGTAACGAAACATGTAACCTTCTATCTTTCGTATACCTTTCTGGACCATAAAGTCTGAAGTCAACCAAAATATCTTCTCACGGTTACTGAATCGTGCATTCTCTTTACACAACTCTTTTGTTGAACGAGGATGCAACTTCTCTCCGTTCTCCATCATGTACACACTTGTCCAGTACTTCTCACCAAAGTAAAAGTTAGATGCTTGATAAACATATCCACACTTACCCATGATACCATCTGCCATCGTGTATAGAAACAGTTTCTCGGGGGTGTTCTCCTTTATCCAACGTATGGTTGCAGATAACATTTGAGACTCACTGTTCTTTGGCATATCCGGATGCATACACATCTTTCCAATTTCCCAGTAGTCCTTAGACTCAAGACCACGAAACATCTTATTAATAGTCTGTCTTGGTTGTGTACCCCAACCTAATGTAAGTACACCAACCAAATCATTTCCCAGATAGAATCCGAGGAAATGTTTCGTAAGTCTTGGCATGACAGGTGAGTAGTGATATTTCTGAACAAACTCCGTTGCAGAGTATTTGGTCAGTTCCCTCACCTTGTAGTCAAACTTCATCTAGTAAAGAATCCCGTTAAATCCGAATCCGCATTACGTGCACGCTTCTTACGTTTCTCTTTCTTTGCATACTCATTGAATAGTCTATCAGATTCTTTCACAAAGTCAATGCGGTCACGTAATTCATCTACAAATGCCTGTGTCGCACGTGCAGCCTCATCATTTTCTATCTCGTCAGATACAAGTTCTGCAAGACCAGACTCGGACAAATACTTCATCTTAATATCTTGTTGACGTTTCTCTTTCTCAATGCGACGAAGGAAAGCATACCACGCTATCTGTGTGAAGTATGCGAATGCATTGGGTTTACCAGTTCGAGTCGCAGTTTCTAGATTGTAGTTCTCGATTGCCCGAAGACAGTTCTCTACCGCATCCATCACCATCTCTTCTCGATAGGTATAACGTACAAAGTTTGCCTTGTGTGACAGTCCTTCTGCAATCTTTAGAAAACATTCTGCAATGTAATTAGTTACGATGGGTTTGGGTTTACCCTGTTCGACTAATTTGTTTGACATTTGAACGTAGTCAACGACTGCTTGAGAAAACTGTGCATTATTGACGTAGTGTGGTTTTTCTTTTGCCATAAGTCTGTCTCTTATACACATCTCCGAGCCCACGAGACGTAGAGGAATCTCGTATGCCGT